ATGGCTGTACTCGAATGGCCGGAAGATGTCTGTCCCGCGTCACTGACCTGGCGACCAGAAAGCAATACCAAAACTTTTCGTTCCCCCTTCAATGGCTCATCGCAGACAGCTCGCTTCCCCGGCACCCGCTGGGTATGTTCCCTGACCTTTAATAACCTGACAGATGAAAAATCCAGGCGCATTGATGCTCTGGTGGCTTCCCTCGATGGCGAGTATGGCAGGGTAAAAGTTCGCGACTGGGGGAGAAGTGGTAGAGCACCTGCTGGAGCGCCTGTTATTGATGGCGCTAATCAGACCGGAACCCAGATCCAGAGTAAGGGCTGGACGCCGGGAGCAGTGGTGCTCAGACAGGGCGATTATTTCACTGTTAATGACGAGCTGAAGATGGTTACGGCCGACGTGACGAGCGCAGCGAACGGTACCGCAATGATTGTATTTGCCCCGATGTTGCGTAGTTCGCCGCCTGCTAATGCAGCCATTGAAGTCGCGAAACCCTACGGCATTTTCAAACTGAAGGATAACCAGCAGGGTGCCGGTAACCGAGTGCCGGGTGTTTTTACCAGTTACACGCTGGAGCTTGAGGAGGCATTCTAATGCTGTATTCCCCATTTTCTGATTCGATGGTGGATTGGTTATCCCGCGACAGGGTGACGGTCGCGATCGCCGCCAATATTCAGTTTGAATCCGGTACCGTCTATGTGCATTCCGGTACCGGGACACTGGTTCTTGGTGGTTATGTCTATTACGGCATGGGCCGTATGGGTTCTGTTGATGATGCCAGTGAAACCAGCACGACCAGCCCCACGCAGGTCAAAATGACCCTCTCAGGTCTGGATATGGCCCTCTTTGCCACCACGCTGAATGAGCGATGTGTGGGCAGAAATGCCGAAATCTATCTGGTGGCCATGGATGATAACGGTGTTGTCCAGGTTGCCGATCTCCTGTTTAAAGGGCGGGTATCCAGTACGGGGGCGACCGCTGGCGGTAAGAACGCCCTGCAGTACACCATCAGTAATATTTTTGAAGACTGGCAGCGTCCTTTCCCTGATCGCTATACCGATGAATCGCAGCAGGCCGCTTATCCCGGCGACCGTATATTCCGGTATGTGGCGCAGATGGCTGAACGATCGATTTATTGGGGCAGTAAAAAAGATGCACCAGGATTTACCTATAAGTGAGGAAGCATGAAGCATCCGGACTGGCATAACAGATTAATCACCGTAATAAGGGCCGCTGAGAAGCGGCCATTTTTATGGGGCAGTCATGACTGCTGCCTGTTCGCTGCGGACTGCGTTCAGGCCATGTGCGGCGAAGATTTTGCGGAAGGCTGGCGCGGAACGTATGACAGCGAAATGGGAGCAAAAAAGGCGATTCTTCGCGGTGGCGGCTCACTTGAAAAAGTGTTGGCTCGATATCTCGATGAAGTTCCAGTGAAGCTGGCACAGCGCGGAGATATTGCTGTTGTTGAAAATGCCGGGGCGCGGTGTGCTGGAGTGGTGTATTCCGGCGTTGTATGGGTTCCGGGAGAAAATGGTCTTGTCAGACTGCGGGTTAAACCGCTGAGTATCTGGAGGGTACGTTAATGCCTGCTGCTGTTCCTATTGTTGCCACCATTGCCGCAGGTGTGGCGGCGGCAAATGAAATGTATGCCATTGCGATGGTTATCACCGTCGCCGCACAGATTGCCACTCAGGCGCTGACCAAGACCCCGTCGCTGAATTCCTACCGTGATACGTCTGAACGCAAACAGGTTCTGCGCGCTGCGGCCAGTGCCAAAACCGTTGTTTACGGTCGCTCAACGTCGGCGGGCACTTTGTTCTTTTCCGAAGAGCAGGCTGGCGAACAGGATGATGGCGAAATGCTGCATCTGGCCATTGCCCTGGCGGGACACCCGTTATCAGGTGTACAGACTGTCTGGTTGGGTGACGAACCGATCAGTAGCTATCCTGAGCATGCCTTTTTCGAGGTGCACACCAACCGACAGACGGCGGACCCTTACATGCTGGAAAACTGCCCGTCATGGAAAGAAGATATGATCGGGAAAGGGATCACCTGGCTGCGCGCATCCCTGAAATTCAATGCCGAAAAATTCCCGGCAGGTATCCCTAACATCAAGGTAGAAAAGCAGGGGCGGGCTATTTATGACCCGCGTACCGGGTTAACGGGTTACAGCAATAATGCGGCGCTGGTTATCCTGGACTATTACCGCAATTACCTGAAAGTTCCTGACACCGATATTCTCTGGGACCAGTTTAAGGAAGCGGCGAATATCTGTGATGAGGATGTGATTACTGGCGGTAATACTGTTGAGAAGCGCTATACCATCAACGGTGAGTTCGATCTCAGTGAAAACAAAGTCAGTATTCTGGAGGGGATGCTGGCAGCGTGCGCCGGGGATGTAACGTATACAGCTGGCAAACATGGCCTTCTGGTCGGGGCGTATTACGGACCAGCTACCGAAGTGATCACTGAAAGCCAGTTGGCCGGTGATATCGAAATCATGCCGGAAGTCTCTCAGGCGGAACGCGTTAACACCATCAAGGGGACGTTTGTTGATCCGCAACAGGGGTATACCGAAGCGGATTTCCCCTCTGTGTCTGTCGGTGAATGGGTGACGGAAGACGGAGTAGAAATATCGCAGGATATGAAGCTGCGATTTGTGACCTCTGAATTTCAGGCCCAGCGTCTGGCAGACGTGAAGTTAAAGCGCACCCGTATCGCCAGGACGATGAACGTAACGTTAAATCTGAGCGGGTACCGTTACCGCCCTGGAATGTATGTGAAGGTGAATTTCCCGTCTATCGGTATCGTGAATGTTGAGATGCGGGTAACTGACTGGAAGTTCGGCGTTCAGAATGGCGTCCAACTGACACTAAAGCAGGAAACAGCAGATGTCTGGGGCGATGTCATCGGTAAACCGATCGAGCGGCCACCGTTTACTCAGTTGCCATCAGGCGGCGTGGCGCAGCCGCAGAACCTGAAATACACCGTGGAGGAAATTGGTCAGGTCGTACAGGGGATTTTGTCATGGCAGAACATCGGACAGGTGGTCTACAACAAAGTGATCATTCGTCGCAATGGCCAGATGGTCATGTCCGTCCAGGTCCCCGGGGCGTTCACGCGTCTTAGCGGATTACCAAAAGATACCTATACCGCTCATGTTATTGCTGTTAACCAGATGGGGGCAGAATCGCCGGAAGGTTATCTGGAGTTCAGCATTGAAGCGCCTCCGCCGCCATCGCACGTCGATATTGAGCAGGGGTTCTTTGCAGTCACGATGATCCCCAGGCTTGAGTCCATAACCAATGTTTCCACCCAATTTGACTTCTGGACATCAGGAGAAACTCAGCTTTCCGGCACAACGGCTGAAATCGTTGAGGGGAATGCCAGCAGAGAGGGTATCGGTACCACATGGACCAGCAACCAGTTACAGGCAGGTCATACCTATTATTGGTACATCAGGACGATTAACGCTTTCGGTGTATCAGCATTCGTTGAAGTGCCGGCATTATGCTCGATGGATACCGGTGAATTGATGGACCTCATTGATGACGGCATCCAAAAATCTGATGCATTCCAGAATGTTAAAGATGGGGTCGATACCAACCTCGAAGGAATTATGGAAAATTCGCTGGCGAACCACGGTACTGTTGAGCACCAGTATCAGCAGTACGGTGAGGTACGTGCCGATATCCTGGTCGTGAAAACCACGGTAGCGACTGCTGAGCAGGGACTTGCTGACCTGTCCACATATGTTCAGGCGCAGATTGGCCCTGAAGGTAGCCTTACATCAGCCGTAAATCAGAAAATGACCGCTGAGGTAAATAGTGATGGGACTGCAAAAGCCTCTTACACACTCAATATGGGGATTGTCAGGAACGGTGTGAAATATAACACCGGATTCGGCATGTCTATCGAGCCATCGGGGAATAGCTATAAATCTACCGTTGTATTTGCCGCGGATCAGTTCGGCATTTATTCCGGTAATAACCCAGGCAACTGGCAGGCTGCATTCTTCGTCTATAACGGACAGGTATTTATTCGTAGCGCATTAATTCAGGAAGCATCAATCGATTTTGCGAAAATTACCGATTCACTTCAGTCTGCAAACTTTATCCCCGGTGGTGGTGGACGCGGATGGAATTTACCAAAATCTGGTAGCCCAGAATTCCATGGGAAACTCTATGCCGACAGCGGTGAATTTGCATTTAACGGAGTGAATAACGTTACTCGCATTGACGGCAATGGGATCACAGTAAATCTCTCAGGAGGTGGTCGTGTTGTTGTTGGCCGCTGGACATAAGGTGAAATATGCCGGAAGGAATACTGATAGATTATAACGATGGCCGTCCTGCGATGGCGATTACAGCGGGGCTCCGTGCTCCGTCATTCTGCACAAGTTTTGCTGGTTACGGTACGGGGGCAAACCAGTTTCAGGTTAATACTCCATTAACGTCAGGTTCCACAGTTTTTGTTTTACCGACACGTCCGGTTGACGTTCAGGAGTTCGCAGACAATCAGACATGGATAGTTTTACCGATATATATGACATCCGTTACAAGAAACGGAGACAACGGTGTGACTGTTAACGGTACAAACAGGGGAAACTACCAGCGAATACCAAACTGGGCAGGAACTGTATTTGAAATTCTCCCTGCTGCTACTTACAACGAAGGACTTCTCGTTTCCAACTCTACTGATTTCACTGCAATTTCAAATCAGGCAAGGTTAATGACATGTGCTTACGTTGGCACGGTGACAGTCAACGGCTCGATGGCGCTTCCCGTATCAGGAATACCATTCGGGAAGTGGGATAACAATAATGTGTCTGTAGGATTTGACGGAGCAAATATTATTGTAAGAGACATCAATTACTCAGGACGGGATGATGTTTCCGCATCTGTAACAATGGAACTGGTAATTTTCAATAATACCGCGCCTGTAGCCGGTGATGGAATTACCATGACTAATTCGGCTGGGCAGGTGACGTTTTCAACAGTGAAGCGGCCATTTGTGTATGACCAGCAACTAACGGTAACAGACAATAATCAATACATAGGTGATAAATATTGTCAGATTGTATTCACTGGCGCTCAGTCAAGACGAGTGGATGGATATTTTAATATAAGGAAAAAGGGTGTGGTAATGTCAGGTGGAAACATCCGGTCAGCGTATAACCAGGTTGTTGGTAATTACAATGACAACAGATTTGATATGACATTTAATCAAAATATCAATATGCCAATTCTTGTCCTTCCGAACATGTACTGAGGAAAAACTATGTCAGCAGGAACATTAACCCTGACGAATAACTCTGCTGCGGTTGCTGGCAGCGGAACCGCATTTACCACAGAACTGGCGGCCGGAGATTTTATTGTTGTCACTGTCGGCGGCGTTCCTTATACGCTCCCGATTAAATCAGTGGAAAGCGGTACAGCGTTGACGCTGGTCAGCAATTTTACCGGGCCAACACAATCTGGCGCGGCCTGGTCAGCTGTTCCTCGTGTTGCCCTGAATATGGTGACAGCCGCGCTGGTTGCTCAAAGCGCTGAGGCATTGCGAGGACTGAATTACGATAAGCAGAACTGGCAAAGCATTTTTAGTGGAACCGGTAACATAACAATCAAATTACCTGATGGTTCTGCGTGGAACGGCCCTTCGTGGAATAACATTAGTGAAACACTTAACCAAAAGGCTTCGAGTGGAGCTAATCGCGATATAACCAGTATAGCCGGATTAACCACACCATTAAGCCTGTATCAGGGAGGGACCGGGGGTAATACCCATCAGTCTGCATGCAATGGTATAGGGGCGCTTCAGGTAAACAGGAGTGTGCAAAATGCAGGTGACCCATCATTACCAACATGTTCATTTTTCCTTGGTGATGGACAAGAAGCCAGTGGAAATGGGAAACCCTACGCATATTCAGTAATTTTAAATATGTCAGAGTCTGGCAACACAGGGATTAATGGCTATTATTCGCAAATTGCATTTCCGACGGCTCAGGACGCAGTTCCGAGAATACGCCAGCGATTTGGTGGTAGCAGCCCAAGGTTAACGGACTGGCGTGACTTTCTTATCAGGGGGCTGAATGCCATTACTGACACCAATGGATTTTACAAAACGTCATCCCCCATTATTAAGATTTGGGGGGACGGGACCACCGAATTAAACAGTGAGTCCGAAGGGGCAACCGTTGTCCGGGTGGATACGGGAGTTTATAAGGTATCCGGAGTGTTGGGGTTTAACTCCTCCCCGGAGTGGGGCGGTGCAGACGGTGGGTATTCCGTGCCGCAAAACGGTAACGGTCTGCCTCTGTTGTGGCTGGATTTCGAAATAGCGCCCGATGGCGATATTACAATCCGTACGTATCATCGCACACACAACAATGCTCCAGAATTTGCCCGGAACCTGATTGGTATTAAACATGATGATGGTTCATTTACCGAAACGGTTAAAGATGGCGAACCGGTAGATATTCCCGCTGGCCGCTGGATAGACCTGCGCGTTGAGATGCCCCATAACAGCCCATGGAATATCAAACAGCTTAAGGCACAGGAAGCCAGAGAAAAAGCTGAACGCGAGCGCCAGCAAAATCAGCCGGATATCCAGCTATAAAATTGATAGTTGCCGCAACCAGGCCGTATGCAAGAGCATGATTGCGGCTGACTGACGAACGTCCGATAGTGCGAATATTGAATGATTGCCAGTCACGGCGGATTGTACTTAAGCAATATGACGGTTCAAGGCGTTTAATCTGAAACCAGCCACATATCCGCCTCTTCAAACATTTCCTGAACAGTACGGCTTATCTGTTCTTTCTCATGCTTGCTGGCATCAGTGTTGATCGCCGGTAGTGTCATCATCGGTTTAACCCGAACATCAGCATCCGGGAAGATCCGGTGAACCCTCTTAGTCAACTCGCCCAGAATGATATCTTTTGCACCGGGCAGACCATCAAAATTCCTTTTGTCATAAACGAGTTCCACGAACATTGCTTATTGCCTCTTTACTGGATGGATATACAGTATTTATACTGTGTTTTTATTCGGTATTCAAGAGAGGGCGTAAACATGGGCTTTCCTTCACCTGCGGCAGATTATGTTGAAACACGAATCTCCCTCGATCAGCAGCTAATCAGCCAGCCAGCAGCGACTTATTTTATGCGGGCATCGCGTTCACATTTCAGGGAAGGGATAATCCAAGGGGCGCTACTGGTTGTTGATGCGTCACTTTCTCCCTGTGATGGCTCGCTGCTGATCTGCGCGATAGACGGAGAATTTAGGATCAAGCGATATCGGACACATCCTCAACCCCACCTCGTTAATCTGGAGAACGGGAGAAAGGAGGCGCTGCCAGTAGATGATGGTGGTTACAGTTCTGCACCCGCTATATTCGGGGTGATCACGTACATCATTAATGATGCCAGGAATGGAGAGTTCGACGATTGCCCAGTTATGTAATGAAAAAAAGCCCGTTTATACGGGCTTTCGTTTAGTCATTTTTTCTGGACTTTTGCAATTGTTCAAGCCTTACATGAAGTGATTTAGGGAATAGCTCTGTGTAAACTTGCCACAGTACATTCAGCGACCTGTGGCCAGTAACTTGGGCCACTTCCTCTATACTGAATCCAGCTTCAAAAAGTCTGCTTGCGCCTTCCCTTCTAAGGTCATGATATCTTAGATCCTCAATTCCAAGAGCACTTCTTACCCTTTGGAATCCTGCCGTTACGGAACTGCTTATATAAGGGAATATTAGCTCTGACTTACGCGGCTGGCGCTGGACAATATCCCAGGCTTCTCCGAGTAAAGCGACATTCATGTGGTTCCCTTCTTTTTTACGTGGATCTTTCCTATCTCTCACCAGCACTGATTTTTGTTTTTCATCGATATCATCCCATCGCAGACGGCAAACCTCGCCAATGCGCATGCACGATAAAACAGAAAACATCAGAATATCGACGAATGGGATTTTTGATCCCCGCCTTTGAGAACGTTGCTTCAGGCCTTCGAGCAGCATGTTTAGTTCTTCAGATGCTGGTCGACGACTACGTCGATTTGATTTTCCAATTAGCCCCAATTTGAGGAGGTGATGGCGTGCCTCTTTTGCCGGATTGCTAGTATAGTTAATGCCATACACTGGCTTTGCACAATCAAGCACGCTTCCAAGATAGCTGACGTCATGGCTTACGGTCGCTGGCCCGGCTCCTGCATTATTTCGCAATCGACAGTGCTCGATGACGTCATTTGCGGTTAAAGACAGCAGGGGGATAGCTGCAATGTCGCAGTCAATGAGCATATTAAGAACATAGCTTTTTGTTCGTCCAGCTTTGCCACCAGCGTTTGGATCATTGATGTATTTTTGCAACAAATCACGGACTGTTATTCCGGTTGCATCATCAGATGATGGGAGGCCATAAAGATCCAGTTCCATAACCCTCTGGGATCCCCATGTTTTAGCATGCGCCTGTTTTGGGAAGGTTTTACTTTCTCTGAATGTGATAACGCCTTTTTCCTTAATAAGCACGGTACAGCGGTAGCGTGGAGTGCCATCAGATTTTAGTCGTTTCTCTATGTTATAGTATGCCATTACTCTGTCTCGTCATTTCAGGTTCCCATACGTATGGGGGCCTGAGTGGGAACCTGATAAGAGAAAAATATACTTAAATGTCAAAAAATGCACGGTAATCTTAAAATGATAAAAACCAGCCAAACCAGCGCAATGCCTGAAAATACTGACAATCACTGGAATGGTCGGTTTAGTGTTGCTCCTATGCTCGACTGGACGGACAGACATTGCCGCTATTTCCTGCGTTTGCTGTCTCGCCAGACGCTGCTCTACACCGAAATGGTGACCACGGGCGCGATTATTCACGGTAAGGGTGACTATCTGGCTTATAGCGAAGAAGAGCATCCGGTCGCTCTACAGCTTGGTGGAAGCGATCCGGCTCAGCTTGCGCATTGTGCAAAGCTGGCGGAAGCGCGTGGCTACGATGAAATTAACCTCAACGTGGGGTGCCCTTCCGATCGCGTGCAAAACGGTATGTTTGGCGCCTGTTTGATGGGCAATGCGCAACTGGTCGCCGATTGTGTTAAAGCCATGCGTGATGTCGTCTCGATTCCGGTGACGGTAAAAACCCGCATTGGTATTGACGATCAGGACAGTTATGCGTTCCTGTGTGATTTCATTAATACGGTTTCCGGTCAGGGCGAATGCGAGATGTTTATTATCCATGCGCGCAAAGCCTGGCTTTCTGGCTTAAGCCCGAAAGAAAATCGTGAGATCCCGCCGCTGGATTACCCGCGCGTCTATCAGCTAAAGCGGGATTTTCCGCACCTGACCATGTCCATTAACGGCGGCATCCAATCTCTGGCAGAGGCGAAGGAGCACCTGCGCCATATGGATGGCGTCATGGTTGGCCGCGAAGCTTATCAGAATCCGGGTATACTGGCCGCGGTGGATCGGGAGATCTTTGGCGCCGATACCACCGATGCCGACCCGGTTGCGGTGGTTCGCGCGATGTATCCCTATATTGAGCGTGAATTGAGCCAGGGAGCGTATCTGGGGCATATCACTCGCCATATGCTGGGGTTGTTCCAGGGCATCCCCGGCGCGCGGCAGTGGCGTCGCTATCTGAGCGAAAACGCCCATAAAGCTGGCGCGGATGTTGCTGTACTGGAGCAGGCGCTAAAACTGGTGGCAGACAAGCGTTAAAAGTTCGCCAAAAATTAGTCAATCTCACCACGCTCTGTGCAGTCTTGCAGGGCGTTTTCTTTATATATCAAAAACATAAATATTGGCATGATTTTTGTAATAGCTTACCTGACCAAACCCGGTAAGCGCCGTGCCGCCGGGCAATGCCATCTTTATGGGGAGCGACTATGCTGGAACTACTTTTTGTGCTTGGCTTTTTTCTGATGTTAATGGTGACGGGCGTCTCCTTGCTGGGCATTCTGGCCGCGCTGGTTGTAGCGACTGCCGTCATGTTCCTGGGTGGAATGTTCGCCCTGATGATCAAGCTGTTACCGTGGCTACTGTTGGCGGTGGCTGTGGTGTGGGTGATCAAAGCAGTAAAAACGCCAAAAATCCCACAGTATCAGCGCAATAACCGTCGGTTTTACTAA